TGGAATTAGGATTCATGAAGATGCGGTATGCCGCTTTGTAGTGTGTCTTCATTTCATCGATCATGAATTTAAGCTGCTCCATCTCAGTGATATTTTTAACGTTCCTGCCATACCTCCTTTCAAGTGCACGTAGTCGATCTCGATTCCAAGAAACAATGCCGCCATTACGCCCCGCACCATCATTAAGGACCCACTCATGGCGTCCACGTAACCCTGATTCTTGCTGAAGATTGCCAGACAAGACAGCAGCTCCTTTCTTAGGAAAGCCATATGATCTGAACAGTTGCATTGCTTGTGAAGCATTGCGGATATCACCGTCAGCACCAGGCATCAATGCTCGACCTTCAGGTTTTTTACGGATATCTGCAAGTCCAGGAAGTCCATAGGCCTTCAGCTGCTGATTAATAAATGCTGGAGTGCTAAGACCAAAGTGCTTTGCAATGAGTCGAGTATTGTTAGAAGCATCCTTACCACTTATGGCAGCCTTCACATCGCTACGAAGACTGTCATAGGAAACAAAGCGATCCCTACTAGGGCTCACTTGGCCTACTGATAATGACACCTTATTGCCAAAGAGCTTTTCGGCAGGCAATGACGAGAAGTCATAATGGTCCCCGCGCCATGCCTTGACGTAAAGACGAGTTGCGTTTAGGTCACCCACGAAGTAGTAACCCTTCTCAGGATCCCTTTGGAGAAGGTAATATGACCGCTTCATGAGATTTGCTGCTTTAGCCTCTACCATCTTAGAAAGTGCAGCATTGTCTTTAGCAAGACTAGGATTTACTCCAATCTCCATCATCAAACTCTGCTTCAGCTCATGCATGAATAGCTGATGCCTTGCAATCAATTGCAGCTTCAGTTCCTGGGATAGGGCGTTTGCGGGAGCATTGTTTTGCATAGCAGCCTTGTAGCTACCACCAACTGAGTTAAGAAATTTATCAACATCCTTTTCTGCATCAGCAGCAGGACCTCGAATGGCAAATCGCTTGTATTCATCAGCACTGATCACCCCATCCTTCATCAGCTGGTTAAGCTGATCTTGGTCAATCTTCTTACCATCAGAGCGCATACGCTCAAGCTCAAGAGCCTTAGTAGGATCGTAGTTAAAGCCTTTCTCCGACAGTGCCTGCGCTTGTTTGAGGGCATCCTCAGTGCCAATAGCAAGCAGGGCATCAATTACCTCACGACGAGCCCCAGGTGCGGTTGGATTATCATAGAACTTGCGGAGGACTTCATCAAGTTTGACCTTATCTTCTGCGTTGCGGAGATTGCTATCCTGAATAGCTTGTTGACGAATTTGACGTTCGTACTTATCAAAGACATCGTCATACTCTTTACCTAGTTGAGTGCCCTTGTTTCCGGGGACTTTCTCAATTTCACGAAGAGCATTCAACAAAGACATGTTCTTAGAATCAACAGCCTCACTTAGCAGTGCTTCTAGAGCAGCTCTATTGGCACCTCTGGGGTTGTCGCCATAGCCAAGGTTTCCTTGTAAAAAACGCGCAGATGTACGGTTCCATACGTCCTGGGCACTTATAGCTTTTTCGGTTCCATATGCATCCACCATTGTGGACACAAAAGCTCTAGCATCAGCTAGGTTCTCTTCGCGCTCGTTCTTAATAAATTTGGAGACCTGCTGAAGTAGGAAATTCTGACCAATACCAGACATTGACCGGGAGAGCCTGAGCTTGTCTTCATGAGAAGCCCCAAACATACCGGTCTGCCTAAAGAACAGACGATTTGCTTCAACCAGAAATGCTGAAGTTTCAGCAGGGGTGCGCGGTTTCTTATCAGCAGGTGTTGCGTTCTCAAACTCAGCAAGGAATGCAGGATATGCTGCGATAGCGGCAAAGGTGTTATTTTCAGCCCCCTTTAGCGCCTGGTAGACAGTTGTCTGCTGAATAGCATGGGCAACACTTTGACCCTCAATCGTGCCATCCTTCTTGAGATCAGTAGCAACTTGTGCAGCAGCAGTGGAATCTGCTTTGATGGCAGTTTGTTTTTCCTTCTCATGCTGATATTGCTCAGGAGTAGCTTTGATATTTGGGTCAAGCCCCAAACCTACAGCTTCTATTTCCTTGACTTCAGATTTGTATTGATCAGCATTCTGCTTGATGGTTTCATAGGTTTTAGCCACCAATGGAGAAAGAGACAGAAGAGACTTAATGTTCTCAAATGTCGTTTGAGACTGGGTTGATTGTAAGCTCAGGCTGCGTAGACCCTTATCACCCTCAGCCTTAAGGTACATCTGATCCAGCTCGTACTGACGCTGTGCGCCACGAGCCAGCATTTGGATGTCACTCAGGCGTTGCTGAGTCCGTTCCTGAATTTGGCTTGAAGGATCATAAGCAGCAACAGGGTTAAATTCCCGTGATTTGGAGTGAGCCTCGAAAAGGTCCCCGTAATCCTCTTGGTCGTAAATACGTGTTCTTGAATTTGCCATTACCAGTTATAGGAGGGTATTCCTAGGCCTAGATTTGGACGAAAACCATTAGGTAAAACAAATAAAGGGTCGGGTGCAAATACTGGAGCTTGAACAGGAGCAGGAACCCGAGACAGAGCCTGATTATTTGCAGATTCATTTAGGTTCTGAGCAGAAGACATGCCAACTTCCATAGAGGCGGCGGCACTACGAACGCCAGCACTTTGCTCAGCGAGTGCCCGGCCAGCTTGACGGCCAGGATCCATTGCGAGCAAACCGACAGACTTACCAACGGCACCGGAGCTAAGCACCTTGCCCATACTCCCAATCTGCTTGGTATAAATATCCACTGACTTGAAGGCCGCCTTTTGCTTGGCCTCCACCAACTTCAACTGCTCAGCCATATAGACTCTGTTAGCAGCTTCGTTGTTGTTGTAGACATTTCTCTGATAGGCAAGCATTGCTGCTTGTTGGGCATTGACATCACCAATATGCCTAATCACCTGCTGTTGCCTATCAAAGTAGGTTTGTCGCAGCAGGTTTTTATAAGCTAAGATATTTTGTACAGTCTGAACGTTCTCCTGGTGTCTAGCCATTCTCGCTGCATCACGCCGCGCCTGTGCACCTTGCATGATGCCAACACCAAGTTGGGCGATACCTGTGGCAGCGCCGATTACACCCATTGTGTTGTTAAAACCTTGCTGTTGCCCACCGCCAAATGCTAGGCACATATTTTTACGATCTCCAAATAAGGGAGGAAATATGGTTTGGTGTTGACTACCCGTAATGCCTTAAACCCTAGCATCTTGAGTAGCTTGTGGTGAAAGTGGTTCCTTGCGTCTGCCAGGTTCCACAACAGCTCGTATTTGTGTTCATGCTCTGAGAGCCACCTACGAGCTCCTCTGACAAAGGTGTGGGGCATGTTTGTGATGACGGGAGTACAAAGCAGCCAGACAAGCCCATGGGCGCTATTGGCGGGGTCTGGTGAGATACCACCTACCCCGGCTATTGAGCCATCAGAGTCAAAGAAGGCAACCGATTCTCTGCTGGTATGGACGCAGGCAGGAAGGATCAAGGGCGATTGCCCAAGACCCTCTATCTCCTGTCTGTCTTCAGGTCTAAGGTCTAGAGAAACCTCCAGTGCATCGGCAAAGGTGGCTTCGCGGTAAAAAGGTTTCATTAACGCAGTGCAGTAATGCCTCGCTTGTTGTAATGGCCTTGCCATCCGTAACTTGTCAGTGCGGCCGGAACTGGGTCATCGGCATAGACAGAAACCATAACGTCTTTACCCTGGCAGTAGATAGGACACTGCTGAGTGAAGACCTCGGCGACAGGAACTGAGTTGGCCCCATACAGGTCAGCACGAGCTACATCAATGTCAAATGTAAAATTATCGTATCCAAGGCGCTTAACCTCCAGCTGGTAACGACCTGAGTAGTACAGGTCTAGATAAAGGTTCTCTACGATTGGATTGTCAATACGATCTGCACGTTGCTGCTGAGTAACGTAGAATGCGGGCAGATCAAGACGGAGACGATATTCAAGACCCATAACAAAGTTAACTGCAACAAGTGACTTGTCAACCTCAATGTATTTTCCGAATCCGTCTGTTTTGATTGTTGCTCGAATAAACGTACCAGCTTCTGCCCCACTAGATGCCATAAAGACTGGTATAGAGCCGGTAACATAAGCACCAGCAGGGAAATAAATCTTGTCTTGATTAACACCACTTACAATTGTGGAGCCAGCTTTATAGATAAGATTGTCAAGCCTGGGGACGAACTTTGAGAATGCAGTCTGAACGGGTGCAGAATCGGGATCGTCTATCAGCTCCATGCTGGTAAGACAGTGATTCGAGCCGTCATACTGCACGAGATAGTTGGTATCGTTATCACAGCTAAACAGAACAACATTAGCTGGAAACTGCCATCGGCCCCAACCTGCTATCTGTCTCTCGTTACCATTATTGTAAAACTTAAAGCAGTACACATTACGGCTACCATCACCAAACAGCGCGAGACTGTTGTTGGGGCTGTTGGCTGACCACGTGAGACCGGTGGGTATGTATTCAGGAATAATCCGAGTGTTCTCAGCTACCTGGGGGCGATTGTCCACTGAGTCAACGGCCATCTCAAATACCTTCGAGTAGGTATCAGCCTCACTTGCAAACATCACACTGACACCCGTATTGAGTGGTAGGGCATCACTGCGGATGTGGTAGTTAGCAATCTCAATTAGCTTTACAGTGCTGGGACCAAAGGCCACCTCTGATGCAGAGATCATGAACTGTGAGTTTTCTGCAAACAACAGCAGGCCCTTAGATGTGCCGATTGCGTGCCTAAGGATCGCAGGCTGGTTTGATGCTGCTGTCAGGTCAATCGGGTCTGCATCACTAACGGTCAGCGCCGACTGAACGAAGAAATTAAAATAGTCACCAGGCTGACTCATTATCACAGCATCATCACTCAAAAAGCCTAGGCGGTTTGAGTAGAAGAACATGCTTGAGATAGATTTTCCAACGAAGCTTGGCTCAGGGTTTGTCTTGTTATCCCCAACCTCACGACCAGCCCAACCTTCAAAGGGACTACTAGAGTCCAGAGGCTGCAGCTCAAAGTTGCCATTGGCCAAACGCACCAGCGCATGGGGCATGGTTGATGGGTTGAGGTTAGTTGGGATGTTGGGAGCAACGGTTTCTTCCCATGAACCCATGCCTGGGACACCCTCTACATCGGGCTTGAACTTAACGTAATAGTCGTCAGCATCTGTGTTATCAGTGTTATTTACCAGAACAGTAAAATCAGGAAAGCACTGTACAGGAAGTAAAGAAAAATCATTAGCTGTTGATTTAATACCAACCATTGCATTATTTGTAATGCCACCACGAACAGACATGTTGAATTGTCGAGTGTCAGTCCGTCTGATACGGATAACATTACCAATGAAGGTGGCATTGTAGCCGCTTATATTATTAATGGCATTTTGCAGGTTGGTGACGATGGTTGTTACCGTTAACACCCCCGATTCAGCATTGCTGGGAGTAGTATAAGTTGCAATTCCATCACTGGCATACGTGTAGATAAAGCTCTCTTCGGCAACACGAACCGTGAAGGTCTGACCAGCTTGAGTGACGACCACCTGATCACCCACTCTCCAGCCAACACCGCCATTCTTGAGAATTACACTAACCGTGTAGCGGGAACGATAGGAGTTGCCGCTTAAATATGCAGCGCACTGGTTGACAATGCGGAACTGCAGACCTGTTTTAGCCCCCTGGGTCACAGCATGATCCTCAGCTGAGTTCTGAGTACAGTTCCCCCCATCACCCACCTCGTAGGAGCCAGGCGTAATCTCTAATTTTGAAGCTGAATAGACTTTGGTAGGAGTGATACCTGGACCATCACGAGAGAGATCAATGCTGTAGGTGGTATTGTATGCAACAGAGTTGATGATCACCAGAGCTTCAGCGGGTCGTGAGGTGGTGTCCACTTGGTTCATGGTGATCTCTCGTTCTTTGTTTGCTATTAGCGTATAATCAGCAAGCGGTAGATATGAGAGATTGCTTGGATTTGTGAAGGATAAGTAAGCATCTGCACCGGGTTTAAGGGTTACTGTTTTTTCAGCACCCGTAATTGCATCCCACACACGCACGAATAGGCTAGGGTTGCGATAGATGCAGACAATATACTTCTCGCTTTGATCCTTAAAGATAGGGAACCACTTAGCGTTGGATGGTATGTTGTTTGCAAGACGAGCCACAAACTCAGTAGCTGGTCTTTTCTTGCAGCCAAAGGTGGGATCAAGAAAAGCATTAACAGCTTCTCTAACCTGACCCGGTAGTTTGATGGGATCTGGCTGTTGGCTAACGCCACCAAGCAAGTTTGGGATTGATTGAGAAACTGCTGCCATTTTTAGATACTTCTACGACGACGGTTTACTGCGTCATAAGGACGGAAATGAACGGCGCTGGTCTCACCTGCAACATTACTAAAAATGCTGTAATCTGCCTGGCGGGTTTCATACTCCATGCATGCAGCTCGGGCTGAACCTTCCTCCCGCTCCGAATATTTAACAGCCTCAGTTGAACCCACAGCTCGACCCGCAAACACGTTGGCTGCACGGATGGCCGCATACTGTTTGAAGACCTCAGGCATATCAACAAAGTCAAAGGTCCACACCACATCCAGGTTCAGGACTTCACTGAATGTAAAGGTATGGGCTTTCTTGTCATAGAGTTTGCCGTTGCGGATAATGATGTCCCGGTCATCCCAAGGAACAAGATCAAGGGCAAGCAGGTTTGAGGGGACAACGACCTCCCCATTAGTGTCAGGAACGAACGGGTAGTCCTGTTCGGTATTGAAATGCCATTGCTCAGTCTGTAAAGCGTTGGTCACTTCATCGAGGATGCTTTCAGCGAGTTTAATAGCAGGGTTACTTGCATCAATACTCGTAACAGGCGACTGACCAACATTGGAGAGAATGATGTTAATTGCCGCTAGCTTGGTAAGCTTTGCCATTTATTTCTAGGGAATGGTATGCCCCGAGGGACCCGAAAGTCCCAGGGGCCATTATCAGGCTTTGGCTTGGATTGAGCCAGCCACAGAGGTACGCAGCGAACCGCAACCCATGGCAAGCTTGCCCACGATCAGGTCGCCCTGATACTGAACATGGAAATCACCAGAGGTGGTTTCGATGCTGGGGGCCACAGCTTCCACGGTGCCGGCAGCTTCACGATGGAAGACCAGACCAGCACAGGTGGTGTTGGTGTGTGCGTAGTTGTTGTTTTCACCAGCGATAGCGGCGCCACCAGCAGCCATGAAGGGCAGGTGGTTGGACTTGTACAGACGGATGCCACAAATGCTGTAGAGGCCTTTACCGCTGTTCATGTCACCCTGGTTGTTACCGAGCTCACGGTTCAGGATGTTGGTATCCACCGAGGAGATCAGGCTGTAATACTGGCGGGGGGACAACACAGCCACGCGACCCTCTTGAGGAGCGTTGCGCTCGTCCAGAACGGCAGCTGCCTCGAAGAAGCCATCCACCAGGGCCTGGGCGTTGAACTGGTTGTTAGCGCCAATCTTCACCTCAAAACCACCAGGCTCGCCGGTCACGACAGAGGCTTCACGGGAAGCGTTGTCGAGCACACGAGCAATGCGCTGGTCGTAGAAGGCGGCCATGGCCTCGCCGATCTGCTTCGAGATCTCAGCACGCTGGGAATATTGGCTCAGCACTTCGTCCAGGTCATAGACGAACTGGCTGGACACCAGCAGGTCATCCATGAGCAGAGTCTTCTCGTTTGCCTTCAGCGCGGTATCACCGAGCAGAGGAGTGCCAGGGGTATGGAACCCAGCACCGAGCTTGCCAGTCATCAAGAACTGCTTACTCTTTCCACCACGGAGGGAGTAGGTGCGAACCAGGCCTTTGAAGATGGTGGCAGCGTTGAACGCAGTGAACACTTCACCGCTGAACAGAGTCAGAGCGGTAGCGTACTTAGTTGCGTAGGTATTACCTTGGTTCCCATTAACGGCATTAGGCCGTGTAAGGTTAGCAATGCTAGTCATTTGAAAGAACTAGGAGAAAGTTTGTTTGTTCGGTCAGCCGATCAAATCCTTTTCAGATGAAAGTTGTCCGCCGCAGCGGGCTTTCCCCTACTCTTAGATTGTCTCTATAGACCTAGATCTTTCCTTGCAAGGATTGCCGTTTTAATGCCACGGACACGGGCAATAGGCTAGGGTTGGTGGGGAACGTACTTGTACAAACGTGTCACAGCAGATCCTTGCTAATGGACAACCGCTGTTCCACATCAGCACGGAACGCAGGGTCAGAAGAATACAAGGGGTTGGCAATGTCACGAGCCAGCTCAGCAGTGCTGCGGTAAGGCTTGATGCCGGTGTTGGAGGAAGTACGCCCACTGACCATCTGTCCTTCAAAACCTTCAGCAGCCTTGTAGCGATCCCTTAGAGCACTCACAGCAAAGCGGATAGCAGCTGCATTACCAGAGTCTGTAATGCTATTGAAAACCTCGACTTCATCGCGATCGAGGTTTTCAGCGGCCCACTGAACCATCTCTTGATAGCCCTCAGGACCACCAGCGATGGTCATGATCTCGTTAGCCTCTTTTTGTGCCAGCTGCTGAGCTTGCTGGAAATTGCCTAAATTCTTGGTATAGAACGCCTCATATTCGCGGATAAACTTTTCAGGATTTGACTTTAACTTTTCAGCCAGAGTCTTTACCGTTTCATCGCTTAGACCGTTGCCTTGAGCATATTCATCAGCGGCTTTAGTCAGTTCCTCATACTCCTGTTGAGAGGCCTCTTCCTGCCCCTCTGGGGCCTCGTCAACCTCTGCTTCATCTCCTTGTCCCAGTTTCTTCTGAAGCTCCTCGTAGGCCTTCAGGAGCTCATCCTGGGACTTGAACTTGCCACCGATCAGATCAGCAGACTGGTTCTCTGAATCAACTTGATCAAACAGGCGAGCCTTATCCTCATCCTGCATCTGCTGAATCTTTTCACCCTGTGCAAGAGCTTCTGTTTCTGCCGCCTGTTGCTGAGGGGTGGGTGCGTCAGGGTTAGTGTCAAAAGTTACGGTTGGCATTAGTAGGTGTCGGTAGTAACGTTGCCAAACGAGGGGCGAACCTTAGGCTTCTGGCTATAAGTACCAGCATCACCTGAAGGCTTAATCGTTGGCTTGATGGAATAGTCGATAACCTTATCGAGCGAAGCCTCTACTTCAGTGGGAACCCAGGCTTCGCCTGTTTCGACTCCACCTTGGTAAGTTCCGTCAGAGCTGCGGGCCCTCGTCCGGTTTGAATGGCTCTGCTTGTTGTTGTTGTTGGTTGGCATACTGGTCAACTAATTTTTCAGCAATTGGAGACTTGGCGAGTTGGCCCATCTGATTAACCAGACTGGCTTGCATCATGTCCTCCTTCTGCATGCCGACTTCCTGCTCCATAGTTGCAGGATCCTTAACAAGGTTGAGAACATCAATGCCACTCGCTGCTGCAAGTCTCTTGAGGAATTCTGTAGGATTAATAAATTGAGCAAGGGCCTCAGGACCCATGCCTAGAGCAACAGTTTGCATGAACTCCATCAGAGCAATGCGCTCCTGCCCACGGCCAATGCCGTTAAGGCCAGCAACCACAGTTGGCATCACCAACCCCTTGGGGAGAGGCGGAACCGCTTTCTGTCTCTGAAGGATATGCAGCTTGCGGTTTAGGTACGGACTTAACAATTCAGTTGTCAGATTCCCGTAGATACCGCCAAGTTGCTCGTTCAGCTCCTGTTGGATGGCAGAGATCTCGGTTGCGGTAGTTCGCTCACTCTGACGAGGATTTAAGATCAAGAACGCATCTGACAACCGAGTCGTAAGATCACGAATCATCTCCTGCACAGTGCGGAAGTCAGCAGTCTTACCAACTTGAATGACTCCCACATCATCAGGACGACCCTGAATGATGGCTCCGTTGCTAGCTCGTGCCAGCGATTGTGGTTTGGTAGAAGCTGAGGGGGATACAGTAAAAATCACCTTCGCTGCAGCTGCACTGCCCTCCACAAGAGCCCGCATCAGATTTTCAAGGGAAGTCAAATCCCCAAGAAACTCTTCTACGCGACCACGTCCAAATGGTTCACCATCCACGACGTTAAATCTAAGTCCAAGCCAAGGAGCAATACTCTTAGGAGCAGAGCCATCAGTGCCTGGGATAAGTTTACCATCAGCTTCTTGATACCATTTCCATTGTCCATCCTGAAGTTTGGCCCATGTGTAGACATCGGCCTCTTCCCAATTATTGGAGCTCTTACCTGAACCCACACCATAGCGGGGGCCGTCAGCACCAGGAGCGTTGCAATCCTTCTCTTTACTATCGAGAAGTTGCTTTTGAAATTCAGCCGGCAGCAGAGTCCGGTGTACAGACTCAACAGTTACTACTTCAATGAGATTGCCGTCACCATCACGGTTGACAACATAGCGATCCAGTGGATAGACCTTAAGGGCTTTCTTCCCGACAAAGATAAGTACATTGCCAGTGACGACCAGATGCTTCATGGCTTGGTGGAGCATCACCCGGTCAGAAGACTCAGAAATCTGCTGATGAATGATTCGCTCAAGCTTTGAGAGCGAAAGATCAATCTCACTGCGAACTTCTGGGGTAAGCTCTGGAAGCTGCATGAGTTCAGCATCAGAGATCTGCAGCTTGAAGAAGCTGGTATTGACTGGGAAGAGTGACAGCATCAACTTAGCTGCCAACACATTCACGCCCTTAGCACCCACACTCTGCCAAGGAATAGGGAGAGAGCCCCCCTTAGTCTGACCATCTTCGACGATCAGATAGGGGAGCGTTAGCTTTGCACACTCCCTGGCAGAGTCAAGGTATTGCTGCCTATCCGCTGACAAAGTTTGATAGCGAGATGAGGCTGGATCTTTCATTTTAGCTAGGGATATTTAGACTACCTTTTCTGGGATCAGTCTGTGTGTTAACCGATTTATCAAGAGTAATCCTGAGCGGAGAAGTACCGCCAGATGCTTGTTGAAGTTGCGAACGCTTTGAGGTGCGCTTCTGCATCTTGGCGTTGTTCTCATTGTTACCACTTACCGTAACAGGAGGAGGCAGAGGAGCAGCCGGCGCTGGGGCCGGAGGAGGCTGCGGGGCCATAGGTGGCAAATCCGGCGCTCTAGGGGGGGCTAGTGCCGCCAAAAGCGACATCATATTTAGCTTGGGTGATTTCCCTCGACCGGCACACATAGTTCTAATCCTCTTTTAACGAGTAAATGTAGTGAATGTAATCTACAATGGATCTCTGTCCGGCTAAGAACATAATCTTGGCAAGAGAATCCGAAGGGTTTGGATTGTAAAGTGGATAAAGCTCTTCAAGCTTTTCAAGGAGTTCGTAGATGACCCTGTCACCGTCAAATACATCCTTGCTTTCAAGCTCAGCCATAAGAAGGTAGGTCGTTATTGGACGCCTCGAAAAAGGCGGGCATTCTGGCTCGCTGGGTGTCGGTTAACCCAGCTGCCTTACCATTGTTATAGAGAGAGTCGGACTGGGCTAGCCAGAAGTCCTTATCGAGCCACTTGTTCTCGGACTGACCCAGACCATCCATTACCCAGTGCACAGTAGCCTTGCGTAGTTTGTTCAGACGTGGGGTGCTCTTCAGCCCGAGGTCATGAGCAACCATTCCATGGATTGCCACGTGAGTCTGCTCATCCCTGGAGATGTCGGCAGCCAGTGTTCGCAGTCCCATGTCTCCGTTGAAGCGGAAGAATGGCAGCAGGACAAAGAACACGCTGCGCTCAAGAATCGATGCCTTCAGAATCGGGTGCTCCGGTGCCTCCAACCAAGCGTTGCGAATCACCTGTGATTCCCGCTCTGCCTTTACATCTGTTCCATGAGCCGCAACAATGTATGAAAGGCCAAGGTCATGCTTGTCTTCGTCCTGTTGATTTGACAGCAGAGCTTCGATGACACCCCGTTTGCTGGGGAGCTCCTTATCAAGTCCCTGCTGCAGGAACTCTTTAACAGGAAGCTCAAGGGTACGAAGAGCGAGAGCTCGATACAAAGACTCCTCTGCTCCCTCTACAAATTGACCCCGCTCAACTTGAACGGGAGTCCATTTTCGCTTTCTGGCAATTACATCAAGATAGCTAGACATTACTCAGCACATGAAACACAATAGTCTTCATCAACTTCAAACGAGAAGATGTCTTTGTACTCATCATCCAGAATGGCGGTAGCATCATCCTTGCGGAGAGTATCAGGCATCACCTGAAGTGCGTAGTAAAGAGAGGTCTGAGGTGACTCAAGCCAATCTTCAATAAATGCCTCGTCATAGGTGACAACATCAGACCAGCTGTTGAAGCTGTATCCGTGCAGCAGACCCGTGCTGTTAAGCATCTGCATGATGCCATTAGCAACGGACTTGTAGGCTTCCCAGCCGACCTCTGCAGCAATCTCGACAGGACCATAGTTTACGGACATAACGCCAAGCGTTCCAGAATCCCTGTCAACTTCTCTAGCTATTGGCGGGGCAATTTCTGGCGTGGTTACAAATCCATCGAGATCGATGTAGCGGTAACTGCAGCTAGCAGTGGGGGCAATTGTGAATGCTCGCTCCATCCCGTGGTGTTTGGCCACTGCAGCTGCCTGCTGAATGCCACTGAACATGGATTGAGCCAGCCTGTTTGCCACGCTATCGTTGTGTTCGTAGTTATTGACAGCAGCCAACGCCTCACCAAACTCCTGATAGCTCACCCCATAACGCCGTAGCAGGTTGGCGAGGCCCAGCATTCCGAGACCGACTTGCCGATCTTCGTCTGGAGAGAGGTACTCCCCGCTATGTTCAACACCAGTTCGGGAGTGTAGTTCGCACAGGTCTTGCATTCCGTGTTGAAATGCACCTGGAAGGTCATCGAGCTCGCATGCGCCGAGGTTTACATGTTCCAGTAGACAGGTTCCCCGTGATCGCAGGTAGATTTCCAAGCATACGTTACCCCGGATACGATTTCCATCGTTGTCAAACTTGACTTTGTTGAGCCAGATGTCACCACTTTGAATGTTTTTTAGCAGAGCTTGCTTAATATCATCAGAGGCTCGATTCCACCATAGTGTCGTGATGTCAACGCATCGCTTCACCCATGGCAATTCGGCGCGTGTTGCTTTAATAAATTCGAGAATGTCGGGGTGATTAAGATCAAGGTGCAAAACTACAGCACCGTTCTTGTATACTCCTCCTCGCCTTAGGATTTCATTGAGGGAGGAGTAGATCTTTCCGAAGGATACTGGGCCAGATGCCACAAGACCCTTGCTATTCTTAGCGCCTTTGGGACGGATCTTGGAGAGGTGTACCGCAACGCCCGCTCCATAGCGTAGAGCATGACTAACGAATCGCCACGATGCTTCAATTCCATTGGGTCCTTCTATCTCGTCTTCCACCACAAAGACGGTGCAACTCACGGGGAGGCGGCTATCTGGATTGTCGATCCAGGACTGAACTCTGCCAGTTCGGGCAATCTTCGAGGTGGACATTGTTTTAGATAAGGTCGGTGAGGTAGGGGGGTTGGTAGTTGGGTCCTTTAATTACTTTGCCTGCCTCGTTCTTTAAGGGCTTTCCGTCCACAAGTTTGGACATGTTGCTCCTATGTACTCGAGCCAAAGCTTCATCGAGCTCCCAGCCGGCAGCTGTAGCAAACTGGAAGCAGACATAAACAATATCCGCAAGCTCTTTAAGGGCAGCCTCTCGAGCCCTAAAGTTTGAAAGATCAGCGAGACAATTGATATACGCCTCGAAGAACTCATGCGTCTCTTCAGCAATGAGATCGGATTGAAGGTCAAGAATTGAAGGCGTAAAACATGCGATTGATTGATCCATTGCCACTCGAAACTGGAGTGCTTGACCAAGTAAATCAATTGCGCTCATCGGTTGCGGAGTTTGGATACAAGAAAGATCTTTTTCTCTAGATAAGCCTTAGCTTTAAGAAGATCGTCAATCTCTTCTTCTTGAGGCTTATACCCTGCGCGAGAAATGTACTTGACTACATTGCCAAGAAAGTAGTCAAGCTTCTGATCTGCTATGAAATCCCAGACTTCAATGACGCCACGTGCGTAGTGATCTGGTGAGTATTTATTCATGAGTAGTGGGGCCAAGGTGGTGGGTTATGCGGTTCGAGTTCGTCCTCTATTTTCTGCAGAAACGACTTCATCCAAGGCTGCCAGACTTCAGGCTGCCTGGTGTATATCCTCCTAGCCAAAAGAGTCCCTCTAACGAAAAGCAGTTCTTTGTACGTCAGCTTCATTCCAGTTCTTCACAAGATTTTTGAGAGTGTTGTTGTACATAAAGTTCTGGCGTAGCAGTATTGTGCAGAGACTTGTCAGATCAGCTTTGGAGGCAGTCTTAGCAGCATCAGAAATCTGGCGTAGCTGAAACTCTTGCTCTAACGTCAGATCGAGAACTGGGGAGGGGATCATGGAATGTAATGGATAGGTTGCTGCTTGGCTTCATCCCAGTCAGATGCCTGCAGGATTCGAGCTAGACGTAGATTTCTCAGTGCGTCCTCCTCTGTCTGCTGCGCCTGGAGGTAGGTTTTAACTACAACCGGCCAGTAATTACCATCTTTTACTGAGCGGAGTATGGCCTCAGCTTTTTTAGGCCCAACACCCGGACAACCCGAGTAGCCATCGGTCTGATCTCCTGTTAGGCATTGTTCAAAAAGCCGCCTTCGCGCCTCTTCGGGACTCTGGCTGAACTCGGTTTTGAGATTAAAAAGATGACAGGGAATCTGCTCCATGTCCTTGTCTGGGCTGATTAAAACAAAGTCTTTCAGCATGCCGTTAGTAGCAAGGATTCCGCAGACATCATCCGCTTCTAGTCCCGGCTTGATCACGGACTTGAAGTTTGTTAGACCCCAGTTTTTAAGGCGTAGGTATCCGCAAGGCTTACGCTTGGTGCGATTTCCTTTGTAGCTAGGATCAATTGTCTTTCTAAAATTCTCCCTGTCGGTAAAAGTTAAGATCAGTTTATTGGTCTGGAACCGCTCTTTGAGCTTGTCCAATTCACTATTGACGATCTTCTTTGCTTCAGCAAAATTACCAACAATTACTGAAAGCTCTTCGCTATAGTCGTGCTCTTCCTCAACGGCAGCTGCCGCTCGATAGAAGAAGAAATCAGCATCGATTAGAAGCGTCTTCACTTGGTTTAGTGCAATTAAGTAGATAAAGCAAAGCCCTCGACAAAACAACTGGGTCGTCATGCAGAAGGCCTACTCCTGAGTTGCAGAATTTGCAGATGTAACCTCGGAAAAACTCACCGTTATGGCAGTGGTCAAGTACCCATTTGCAGGTATGCTTTCTACATATAGGACACTCGCCTGGTGGTGGCACCGGATGTTGTGTTTTTAGCTTGGTTCTGATGTTAAGCTGGTGGCGGTGGCAGGTTTTGCATCTGTTTCGCGTAGCTCGATGATGACCATCAATTTTGAGGAATCCAGACTCAGGCTTCCACTCCCCACAGTGCTTGCACTGCTTAGTGGCAGTCAGCCCACGACCGACCAATGTGGTATTCAGAATCCAGTCTGCACCTAAAAGAGAGAGTTGACTCAACGTCTTTAATAGCAGCAGTTATTAAAAATGCAGCCTGCTCTGCATGCTCTGGGGCCACAGAAAGCTGCATCTCGTCATGCACAAAGGCCATTGGCCAATAGTCGATCTTCGCTTCCTGAAGAAGCTCGTTCGCCCTGATTAGCCAAAGCTTGCAAATGCACGCTCCTGCCGACTGCAATAGGTAGTTGGTGGCAGCGTGTTTTTTCCCTTGAAGGTAGATGGGACGGCCATCAATAGCTTTAAGAACACCAGACTCAGCTTTCTTGGCAATAGCTTTAGTAAGCTGGGCGAAACCATCCAGACCGGACATAACACGCTTTCTGATTTCGTTGCCTTTGGCTACAGCTTTATCCTTGCTAGCGCCGGCTGTAATACCTAACTTGAGGTTTCCACCGCCATAAATTAGGCAATAAGTAACACCCTTGCCAGTTTTACGATCCGTGCCATAGATGTTGGCTAGAGCCGTATGGATGTCGCCTTCGACGACTTCCTGTCCAAACTTGCCACCATCGAAGCGAGCAAGGTAGTGGGCAAGGCAACGCAGTTCCAAGCCAGAAGCATCAGCCCCAACTTGCAACCGACCAGGGCCCGGATGGAACAGTTCTCGGTAGTCATGTTCAGATGGCACCTGCGCCAGGTTGGGATTCATGTGGGCTTGACGGCCCGTGTTGCAGTTGAGGATGCAGCTGTGATGAATACGACCATCTCCGCCGACCTTTTTAAGCCAAGAGTTTTGACCCTCACTGATCTGTCCTAGATGTTTCTGGAGAGTCAGGATTCGTGCAAACTTCTTAGATTCATCTGTGTTTAACTCGAGTAGGATGTCTTCATCAATCTTGGGGATTCCAGTAGCTGTGCGCTCTTCAGGCTCCCACCCACGAAACATCTGAAAGGCAAGGGCGATGTGCTGACGACTTGTTGGATTGAACTCCTTAAGTCGAGTAAACTTCACACCCTTAACATAACCTCTCGAACTGTTGTTGACAGCTGGAGTGAACTCACCACCATTTACATAAGGGAATGTGGCTCGCATCTCGTCTGAGAGCTGTTCAAGTTCACTTTGCAGCCTCCATGTCAACTGCTCTGCCTTCTTAGTGTCGAACGGAAAACCCTCCCGTTCCTGCCAGGACATTAGCTTTGCCAGCTTATGCTCCGTGTCGATACAGGCTGAATACTTATGCATGTTCTGCATAAATACTTTGACCAAGGCGGTTGCCACCTCAACGTCTTGGACGCAATATTCGAGCATTTCTGGTGTGTATGTGCCCCAATCTCCAGCTAGCTGCTTGCCATACTGAGACTTGTAGACTCCCAAGCGATAACCCCAAGACTCTAAAGAGTGCCGTCCATACAGGTGTGCTGGCATGTTGGCAGGGGTATTCTTAAAATCCCTCTCGTACATGTTCATCATGAACAGTCGAGAAAGAATCAGGGTGTCGTAGATACGACCACGAGGCTCAAAAAACGGATATATCTCACCAATAAATTCGCAGTCGAAACCGATCACGTTGTGCCCCCACAGCTCATCTGCTTCCGCCAGGTAGTTCAGACCTGTCGTCAGAGTTTCGTGTGCACCGCTGTCGTCATAGCGATGAATGACTCCACTGTCTAAGTCCTGTGTAACCAGGCAGTGAATGACAGGCTTTTCTTGTCGCAGCAGACCGTTTGTCTCTATGTCAAAGACCAGTCTTTCCATCATTTGGTAAGTGCTGTGAGGGCTTGATACCACCACCGCTGGGTCAGCATTGAGCTGCCGACTTTGCGTGAAAGCTCATTGTTGTTCTTATCCATGATTAGAACTGTTGGATAAAGCTCCAACTCATACGCAGCCACAAGTGATGGGACGTTCTCTTTCAACATCACCTTCACATACGGCTCATATTCTGGATACTGATCCAACACTTGACGCAGTTCCCTAGTGGCCAACTTGCAGGGCTCGCAGCCTTTCTTTTTGAAGAAGACAAGACGAGCGGGTTTAGAAGTCGTCATAACCTGTGGATGTTGCAGTTAGTGCTTGCGATGATTCAGTCAGACGACCTGTTTTCAAGTCGTAGACCAGTGTTCCAGCTGTACCTGTCTGCCCATTAAATCTGTTCTTCAACACTTTCATCTCACTAAAGCTATTGCCAGAAGAAATGTCCCGTTGAATACAGACGACGATGTCGCTTAGCTGGGCTATAGAGTGTGACCCCCTCAAATGCCCTAACGAGACATCAGCACCATCCTCGTGAGCTTTGTCGCTGGTTGTGCGCCGAAGATGACTAATCAGTACCATGCCGATCTTTGTTTCTTCAACAAAAGATCTCAGTTTCGTCATCGTCATATCCAGCATCCGACGCTCGTCATTTGATGCATTGCCAGAGAGAAGAATCGATAGGTGATCGAGGATGATCCATTGCACTGACTTGGCTTTCACCATGAAGCGAATGTCATTCAAAATCACATCAGGATCGACACTCCCGAAACCATCTCGTAGATAGACACGGCCGCTTCCAACAGAATTATCGAAAGCAGTGCGGAGATCATCGGGATCAAGTGCATTAGAGAGGTGGAGAGGTTTGTTTGCTTTGACTGTCATCAACCTCAGGGCTGTCCTTTTGACACTCTCCTCCAGGGCGATGTATCCCACGGAGAAGCCCTGATCAACAAGTGACATGGCAATCTCTCCACACAAGGTGCTCTTCCCCGTACCGGAACCTGCTGTGATTGTCACAAGCTCCCCCAGCCTCAACCCAGAAGTAAGGTTGTTTAACCCCGAATAGGGGTAATCGGCATCCTTACAATGCAGGGGTGAGCTGACCAGATCAAAGAGATCCTTACCATCAATGATGGCCTGGGGCATATAGGCCTTACGGTTAAAGTAGGCTTGCCTGATGGCATCGCCGTCTCCAGCTACCAGAGCCTCGGACGCATCCTTGTAGTTACCTAGTGCGGCAATGAAGACGCGATCTGCAGGAAATAGGGCAGCACATTCAGCCGTAGCTTTCTGTCCAGCCTCATCCTGGTCAAGCATTAACACAATCTCGTCAAAGCCCAGCAGCCATTTGAGCTGATGCTTTAAGTCCTTTGCTGCAGCATTGGCCCCGTTGGCTACGGAGACCACAGGCCAGTTGGGGCGCACCTGCCAAACGCTCAAGCAGTCCATCTCCCCCTCGGTTATGACAATAGTCTTGCCAGAGCCAAAGAGTTGCTGCCCGAACAGCTGGTGGTCAGGGTTGCTGCCTACCCATTTGAAGCTCTTCTCACGCCCCCGTTCCTTGTAGCCGACTAAAACCTTGTTCTCGTCGTAGTAAGGGAATCGAACAGCGTTGCCAGGATCGATGCGGACATTGAACTTCTTGCAGGTCTCTTCAAAAAGCCTGCGGTTTTTAATTGGCCCAAATTCACCTTCGTAGTTCACGGTGCGGCGCGGCTTGTTAGAAGGAAGGGCCTGCCCATCCCCACGCTGGTAGTACCCACAGGAAAAGCAGTAGGCACCACCATTGGAATACCTAGCTAAAGCGTCGGAGGATGAGCAGTTTGTACAGGGTTCATGCCGAAGAAATTCCGCCCCTTCAGAGGAGGAAGTCATCAGTAATCTCGATGTATTCGCGCATCACGTCGATGATGGCAGCAAGGGGATAACCCTCGTCCTCAAACTGCTCAACGAGCTTATCAATTCGCTGAAACAGGATGTCTTTTGAAGAGTCTTCAAACATTTTTGATCTCCTTCACCAAGGCCTCCAGTTCGATGGTAAAGTTCTCGAAGCGATAAGCTGCTGCATCGTGATAGTTGATCCAGCTCACCAGGGCTTTGTGTAGACCCTTAAGGACGTTTTCCTTGATGGTGTCGTCTTCACCAACGTCCGCCAGCACATCGCTGAATTGTTCGTCGTAATACTCAACCGTGCCATATTCGGGTGCGTGGCGGGTGTAAGAGGAAGTCATGTGATCCAGTTAGGTGGAATGTTGGGGAAAATGCACCAAGGAAACCCGTGACGATTGCACCAGTCCCCATAGGTGGTTTTGCTTAATTTGGTAAGTGTGTTATTACGCTGGAATATGAAACGTATATCTAAGTGCGGATGTTGAGCCTTGACAGCCAGCATCTTCCTCCGATCTGAGGGCTTGAAGAATCCCTTGCATTCGAGAATGATGTCGTTCTTGAGGAAGAAATCTGGGGTGTATTTTGACTCAGTTACATACGCAAACTTCTGCGCCTCATAGAGATAAGGCACATTTGCTTTATCGAAGTATTTAGAAACACGCTCCTCCAGGCCGGAGCGTAGGTTCACTAGAAGTCGTAGTCGCCATTGTCAACTTCAGGTGCCGCCGCCCGCACTTGCGGAGCAGAGGCTCTGTACCCAACTACAGGAGTTGCTGCAAACAACGCCTGCACGTCATCAACCGTCAAATCACCTGAGTCAACAATTTTGCCGGCGTTAAGCTCGAGGATCTGCGCACCTAGCACGATCAGCTTGGTGCCGATCTTGTCGCCGAAGGGATTCGGTTTCTGCTGAACGATCAAACGGACCTTGGTGCCATCTCGCACAGAGCGGAGCACCTCCTTGTCCAGTGGGCTCCCTTCGGTATCAACCCAAACCACATCTGGGTTCGGGTTCTTTGCGTCGGGCTGCTGGTACTGGTACTTCACTGTGGTGCCATTGGCCCAGGGAAGCTCACGCACCTTGTCTGCTTTGGGCAGCTTGGTGCGACACCAGGCGAGCAGCTCCTCCCGATCCGATTCCATCTCTTTGATGGTCTCTTCTGGGATGGTGTACTCAAAGGTACAGCCGAACTGGTTGGGCTCATCAATGCGGATGTAACCCGTCAGGGTGCTGTTAAAGATGTAGCGGTTTGCCATGGAGTTGAGGATGTAGCGGTGTGCCATTGATATGGCGGTGATTAGCGGCCTTGGCCTCGGTAAACTTTTCGGTTTTTCTTTGGCTGCAAATTCCTACCTGAACCTTGATACGTTGTCTTTTGAGGGCCGGGTATTCGGACAACCTTTGAAACGCTCCTAGTTGTCGTCTTCTTCTTCATAAAAGGGCGACTTAAAACGTGTAGGGTTTGGGTAGAATGCGGGGATATTCATGAGATCCTCCTCAAGCTCATCAATAGCCATGAGTAGTTCCTCTTTTGTGTAAGTTCCAGGCACAAGGTTTTTCATGGGTTGAACATGTGGTGCATGGCAATCAACTCCCCATACTCTTTTTTCTGGCATCTCCGGCATTAACGGATCGCCAAATGCGAGGAAGTTGCTGTAGCTCTCTGGGTCAAGAGCCTCGATTTTTTCCTGAGTTAGATCCTGTGTGTACATGCTTGTTTTAGTGCATAGGACAGGAAGCCAATAAAAAAGGGGCTTTTCAGCCCCTGGTCACTATTGGCATTGATGAGTGGGATCGGCTCTCTTAAGAACCTGAAACTAGCGCGTCTACCGATTCCGCCACATCCGCACTGGCTTCTCGGGTTTACCCAAGTGACCCCCAGAACGTAGCAGACCACTGAAACGGGCCGAAATTGCGGCTCGCTAGTCGAGCTAGAACCGGGTTCACAGGGAACTGATCGCGCTCTTGCAGGCCTGATCGGTAGGCTTCACATAACGTAATGAAGTCTCGACCTGCTTATGGCCCATCAGAGCCATGATCGTTCGGGGATGGGTGGTCTCCCCCAACCAAGTGCCGAAGCTGTGACGCAGGCTGTGCCAGACGTAGTCCTCGCCATACCCACAAAACTTGCGAACCTTCACGAACGCTCGATAGAGCTGATCCTTGTTGGCCCAGTCGTCCCGAAACAGGTACGGCCGATCCAAACGGTTCTTCAAGATGGGTTCGACAAGAGGATGGATCGAGATGGCTCGAACCTCCTTCCCCTTGGTCTCGCGCCCCCTCTTACCGCCCACCCAGAGGGTCTCGGTCGAGAAGTCCACGTCCTCAGGCTTAAGCAGCAGTAGCTCGCCTTGGCGAACGCCTGTGTAAGCACTGAGCACGAGTGCATCGGCCAGGTCTTGACGATCAAAAATGTCCATGGCCACGAAGGCCATGCGGGCCACCTGCTCCTTGGAGAAGTAGGTGAGCCGGGCTTCGCCTTCCTCAAGGCGACACACTTTTGGCCAAGTGACATCGTGTAACTCACGCTCCCTCGTCCACTCGATGGCGGTGGATGCGACGCTGATAATCCTGTTGATCGTTGAGCCTGAGCGGCCCTCGTCCTGTTGTTCAGAAATGAACTCATCCCACCAGGCGAGCTTGCCCATTCTGCTAAGTGGAAGTGACCGGCCACAAAACTTCGTGATATGGTTGGCATTGATTGAGACCGTCTTAGCAGAAGCCAGACGCTTCCATTTGGTCTGCCAGGTGTAGTCAAACGCCTGGCCCCACGTGTAGGTGGCCATCAGTCGTCATCCTCCATAGTCATCAGCGCACGGGCGCTTGCTTCGAAGTTAGTGATGCTCATTGACATGTGTTGTTCAATGAGATTGGCAAATTGTTGACCTTTGGGAGTCAAGAAACAACGATACCGTTTGTAGTTGCCTGCATCACGCTCACGCCTAATTAACTTGAGACCTTGACGGTGCTCAAGCCGGTGGTGACTCCCAAGCCAGCTCACGTTGCGACTGACTGCAGACTGAGACAGCGTCGTGAAAGCAACCACGTCTTCCTGCAGGCAGCCGTTATGGCTGGCTATGTAGAAAAAACATGAGGCAAGCTGAAGCGGAAACTCCTTCTCACCAGTTGAGCGGAGGATTTCCATGATCAGATAGCAGCGGTAGCAAGCTTCTGATGTCAGCTTCATATAGAGACCGCCGGCTAAGTCGCGATCAACGAAGATAGCAGGATTGACGCCTAGCCCGGGAGGAGGGTGGTCGGTGAAAATGTACAAGAGACTGGAATTTAGTCAATCCCATCTTACTTGCCCTAGTGGGATCGTGTCAAGGGTGAGGCGCCTCCGAAATCGATCTCCCACTGCCAGCATTCTTCGAGGTAGTCCCCAACCTTGGCTAATGCTGCTGCCTTTTCAGTCTGGTTGCGCTCCACGTAGCCGTAGATGCGCTCAACCAGCGTCATTTTTTCATGCTCTACAAACATGGCTATTATGTTTCAGTGAGATTAACAGAAGAAATAAACACTGTTACGGCAGTGCGTTAAATCTAAATCGCCAATAATCATACCCTCAGGGACCGTTGTACCCATCACTTCAGCAAGCTGTACTAGCGGACGCCCTTCGTAAATCTTGACAAACTCATCTCGGATTACCTCAGACATGTAATCCATATCTGTGGCGGATGTTAAAATAGAATCATGGATCAACATAAAAGGCTGGTCGTAGCCTGCAAAGCTATTGTGTAGTAATGCAGCATCAGCGCTATGGATATAGTTCGGGGCTGTGGCGTGGCAGTGCTTGCTTATGTCGGCCTCACCAAAACCGTTACCTACACTGCTAGAAACCACATCCCCAAGTAGCTGGGTGCGGACTTTCACCATTTTGAGCTTCCGCTTGTCCTGACGGACAGGAAACCCAGACGGGGAAAACCAGATCAACTCTTTATTCCCGTTGAGGATGTACTGCTTAACGCTCTTCTTGATCCACTCCATCACGGCGATGGGACCAGGAATCACCACAGCCATGGCTTGGAGCATCGTTCTTGTGAAGATCGACAACTCTTCTGCCGTTGGCTTGCGGTTTCTTCCCGTCTCCCGCTCATGTTCGAGGATCGCCTTACGGATGTATCCCCTGTTGGAATGTGGGGTTGCCGCATAACACACGGTCATCGTGACCCTTTTAGCCATGGGCCTTCCCACTTCCCGAGCCCATTGGGCTAGGTCAGGGTGAGGCTCCTCCAAGAGCTCAATGGTCTTATTCAGGACAGCCCGATAGGCATCTGCGGGCACTGGTGTTGGAGATACGTTGACCATGGCGCCTGATTTGGCATCCAGAGTCAGCGCCGCCAAGTGCTGCAAACCGCTGCAGGTTGCATCGGTTGCAACTGGCAGGCTAGTTGTGCCCTTGCTGCCGGTTATCACGCAGGCGTAATACTCAGCGCAGGCCGCCAGACCACACCAGGGTTCATCAAAACCCTCAAGGGTTGCAAGGTGCTCCTCAGGGTTGGTTGCAATTGCGGTGATCAGACCATGATTGGCCTGGGTCCATGCCACACGCTCGTCAAGACTTAGCTTGTCCTTGCCAGCTGTATTGGCTAGATGGACAGCCAGCCAGTATTTGCTGCGGCTTGTTAGAGGCCTTTCCTTTGCAAACAAGTAAAGGCTTTTCTCCATGTCCGTGCCTTGTGGCGACATGAACGTAACCAACGGGTAGACGCGCCCCCTGTAGTCAAATGACCACGGGATATACATCTTCTCTTTGTTGGCGAACATGTCCGCTACGGCCAGCGTCTCAAGTGTCCTGTATCGCCTACCATGTAAGGAGGCGTTGTGGTTCTCCTGATCAACTCGAGCCTTGCGCCATTCAAACAACACCTCCCTATCTTCCGTTTCCGGTTTAGGTAGAGGAGGCTCGTTTGCTTGGAGCACGAACGTGCCAAGGGTCAGCTCCATCCGCTCGAGGTGCTTCATCATCCGGTGAGTAACCGGGTTGACCTTGTACGCCACGTTTTGCAGCGTGTTGAGCATGTCGAGCGGGGTCTTCCCCAGCGTAAGTGGACACCTTTGCCCCCTAACCAGCGAGAAGCCCTGCCGTAACTGGTTTGTCAGGTATCCGCCCCGCTGATCCATCGACCATTGCGCCGGCTCACAAACCATGGGCCAAGCCAGTGGGGCCTGCAGCTCAGCCAACCCCATGATCAGCTGCCTTAGGTCCGTAAGCTCAGGGCTCATCACCAGTAGACGAAGGGCATTTTTCTTGCCCTTCTGGTTCATGGTCTTAACTTCAAACCACTTCACGGTTGATGCAATGCAGTCAATAAGGAATGCACCGATCTGGTGACGCTTGGTCTGTGACCACTGATCCCACTTGAAACCCCGCCGGTTCATCAGAACCTTGGAGACGGTCTCCTTCTGGTGTGTGCCGGTGGTGGATAGAAAGTACACGGCCTTAACAGCCTTGAAATCCTCAGGGGCAACCTTCTCGTACCACCTGAAACGGGCCTCTGATTCGATGGCATTGCCAATGCTCACGCAAACGTTGGTATACGTGTTGCGGTAGCAACCCTTCTCATCTCTCCCTCGAGCAATGATGTCAAGGGCTCGCTTTGCAGCGATGGCAGCCTGCACTTCAGGCTCAATGCACTTCATCACCTCGTGATGGTGTGCCCCACCCATGTAAGCCTTGCCTCGGGTGAGTCGATCTTGTTTAGCATTGATGCGAGCTGCAATGTTAGCTACCTGCTGATTGATCAGCTTGCGACCCCACAGAGTGCCCGAACCGTATTCTCGTTGTTCGTCGTGAGCTGTCCGTTGGCGCAGCCGTTCAGCCCCCTGCTTGGCAGCACGGGCCTCAAGCTCCCACTGGAGCGCCCACGAACTAAGATGCTCGGTTGTCATAGCGTTACATTTAGTGGGTTTTGTTACCAGTCAAAATCAGCGTCCTCTTTCACGATCCACTTAATTGAATCGGGGTTGTCTTGAATGTGCTGCACCATCTCAATCGCAGAAGCCCTAGCCTTCTCTTCGCTATGGGCGTAGCAGCAGTAGTGGTATGGATTGAACTCCCCGTCTAAGTAACAAACGGTATACGGGTGCAGCAAATCGGGCTCCCTTATACGTGAAAAGCAAGGGTGACCTGAGCTGAAGACTGGATTTTTCATGGTTACTAGTTTCATAGGCGATTTAAGTAAGCCTCAACTAGACTTTCATCGTCGAAATCCAGTAACCCATAAAAAAGGGCTTCCCAGTGTTCGGGAGATTCAGCGTCTAATTCAGCTAGTTCTCTAGCTATTTCGATGGTCGAAGGGTCTGCCAAGTCCTCCTGCCACCACGAGGGCCAGAACCAGCCCGCTTCCGCTTCGGAGTTTAACATATGTTATGGCTCCGATTAATAAGTTATATGAAGTTTAGTATTGGGCCCCCTTCCCCTTGTATTCCTTTAGGCACTCCATGAAGATGCCCCCAGCCTGTTTGCGGGTAATTAACCCCTCAGATACTGAGTCAATCAGCCTGGGAGCTAAAGCCAAGCAAATAACTGGAATGGACTCTCGTGCTGGTGGTGTAGCCGTTGGTGCCGTTGTGTTGAACGTCACAGTTGTTAGTAGTGCGAGCATGATGGTGATTGCGGCTTGTTAGGTGGGCTACGGATAGCAATGGCAAGCAATGTGAAACAGAACAAAGTCAAAGAAAAAAGGCCTAAGAACTTGACTTGATGTCTAAGTACCTAGGCCTTACAGAGCTGATCAGCGTTGATGCTTAGCAGCGTTTATTTGAATTGGTGTTGGGGTGCCTGAGTATGTGTACGGATTATCCGCCAGTTCACCCAGGCCAAGGATCACGAGGCTACAGGTCAGTCCCACAGCCACTAACCCACTTATGATTTCTTCCATTTGCATTTACTCCTAGAGCCTAGTGGGATTGATCATGTATAGAAAAATTCGGAGTGCAGATAATCTAATCTCTTCGCTTCCAATTGCCAGCGACCTATCGCCAGCCAGTAGTAGGCATCGTGATCCCAGCCATTGCCGATAATCACTAGGTCGTCGTCGTAGCCCCATTGGCTCATCAAATGCTCAGCCGCTGCTCGATGATTGTCCCTCGCCTCAAGACTGTAGTCCCAGCCAATGGTGGTCTGCCAAGTTGTTTCAGAATCCCGCCGATGCATTGCTTTAATCCGGTCACCTTTGTGGGTAGTAGGGCCGAGGTAGCGAGTCAAGATCATTGGGCCCAATAGCAGCCTGCGGCCTGTAGCTGGGTTGGTTGTGATCTTTTCTTGTGTGGTGGTGGGCATGGTGTCCTCTTAGTGGAGCAAGCAGTGCGCTTGCATGAGTACAAGGTATGCCCTCACTTGCACTAGTGCAATAGACTTATGTAATCTTTAGATTGATTTAATGTTCTCGACAGCTCAACGGGATCTGCCCGGCCGTTGGGCCTCAACCTGAACTTGAACGTGATAGTTGCATCCCATGCTTCTATGTGTATGTAACCTAGAACACACTTAAAGAGCTGTTAACCATCTGCGCCGGATTACGGGCAGATCGAAAATCAATAACTAACTCTCTTCATCTGTCGGTTGTATCATCGAAATCTCAGCACGTAGCTCAGGATCAACTATCCATTCTTCTTCAATAGCCCATAGGTTTAACACTTTGTACCTTGCATCTGCGTCTTCCGCTAAGTTAATCTGGTCTGGTATTTGGTCGGCTAGGTATTGTATGCGCTTCCAAGTTTCAGCCAGCGTTGTTTGTATCATTTGATGCTGGATGCGTTGCTTTTGTGATTGTCTCATAATGAATATGTACAGATGATTCGAAGAATGTAGGCCAGCACTGGGTTTTGAGCGCCGGCACTTATGACATCCGTAAATTGTTAAACGACCCCCTAGGCCCGCACTAGTTACTTGATCTAGTGAGAAGCCAGGCCACAACTGAAATTACAAGTGTGGTGGCACATTTCATGGCATGGGGTGGGCCAAATTCTCGAAAGGGTGGGGGGGCTATGGGGGGGACCTGGGCCGACGCAAATGGCGCAATCCCTTCGAAAATTTGTGACCTATTACTCCGGGTACTTGGTGGTGATTCTCATCTCATCGAAGAACCCACTACCAGTTTCGGAGTAGACACCGACAGGACCTGGAGGGGGGAGCTCCTGCTCCTCAAACTCCTTGATGGCCTTATCAACAGAGGTCTTAACTTTATAATCGATGACCTTCTCTTGAAGCCAGACGAGCAACCCATAGACCAGAAAGTCCAGAGGCTTCACCAGAGACGGCTGTAAGGCTCTGTAAACCGCTTTGAACTCATTTAGGACTAATCTATCCATATCACCCCCACATGGCCTTACAGAGGCACGGAAGGGCCTCATAGAGCCTCGTCTTACATTTAAGGGCGATCTCCTTATGTTCGAGCTGGGTGCCGTTACCGGTCCTCAGGTCAATGTAGTGGAGCCAGGACCGTACACTCCCAGCCATATACAGCCGAGTAGGCGTACAGAGAGGGAGCAATTCACGAGCACACTCCTTAGCCACACCTAGATCCAAGAGGTTCTGATAGGCCTTAAAAGAGGTGACAATGACATCAGCAGCAATCGCTTGACAGTGATCGAGAGTGTCTAGGGACAGGTCATCGATACTGTTCTGGCGGTTCTTGGTGTCTTGCCTACGGAAGGTGGGGATCTGTGGTCTAAGGGTTACCTCGGCATACCGCTGAGAGAACTCTTGGAAGGAGAAGCTTCGATGGCGGAGTATTTGAGCAGCAATAGAGCGGGTGGTACTGATTTCCATCACCACATGAGCCATCTCAAAGGGAGACCAGTGCTTATGGGTAATGAGGTATTTGATCAGTCTCTCATTATCAGGATTATCCTGATTTTGAGGGTTAGAGACCCTGGCACAGTAAGCAATAAGCTCTTCTGCTTTAGGAGTGACTGATACTAGAGAAACATTAGACATACTATGTTGTACTGTATAGTGCTATATAGTGCTATAAAGATCTGTATAGTGCTATAAAGACTTTAATGTGTACTTTAGTGGATGTTTTATGAGTATCATCATCATCCACCTCTTTGTACTTCTTGGTATCTACTGTTTGTGCCCTCTCCCCCCTACCCCCCTCTCCCATGAGGAAAGGGCCCCGTCTTTCAGGGCCCTTACACCGCAATATCCACACTGAGGAGCACCACTTCCTCAGCGTAAGTGGACACCTTCTGTCATCTAGTGGGAGAAACCCAGTCGTAGACTGGTTTATTTGCACGTATTGCTTGTTTGAAACTAAGGCCCAATACAAGGCAATCTGTGGCCAGCTGAGGGGCCTCTAGGAAGGCATCCTGCATAGCTGTCCACTCCTCGTGTTTACGGAAGGCTTGGGCTTGGAAGGCGCTCTGAGCGAGTGCATCAATGAAATACTTAACCCCTTGAGCTAGGGCGTCAATCCGGTCATCGTGTTTGATAGCTCCTCTCTCCCGACACATGCGGGACATCTGGTACATCAACATGTACTCAAGGCGCTTCTCAGGGGGAGCGTCATGGTTGGAGGTGTAGTCGTACTCGAACACCTTGGGATCAACGATCAGCTTGTGCTGGTTCATGACAGGTTCCAGGGTATCGATGATACGCTCTTCCTTACGGACAGTGGCTCGTACTTCTTCAATATCAAGTGAAGCTTGAGCTTGAATGGCGTGTCGTTTGAGGAGTTCACCAACCAAGCCATCACCGAAGTTAGATTCAACTAGAAGTTTGCTAGCACCAAAGCGTTTAGCAAGGCGAACAATATCGGAGAGAGTTTCGTCGGAGTATCCGTCTTTATAGGCTTTGATGGCACGAAAGAAGACGTAGCCATTAGCTTGGCTAAGGACACAGGCCACAGTTTCATCAGTCCCTCGTCCTGACGGGTCAACCGATACAATCGTCTCATCGTAAGGAACGATTCCCTCGTCAATAAACATGGGGCCATAGAACCTATCACCAGGAAGGCCGACAGCAGACAGTTCCTTAAGGCAGTAGCGAGGATCAGAGGACCAAGCATAACGTTCAGCACATTCAGGACCGAGAGGAGTAACGATCAGATCAGCAAACTTAAGGGGAAACTTCTCAGCATCAGATAAGCTGGTATCCAGCATGAACTGAAGCATGAAGTTGGAACGTCCCATAGCGGCTTCACGTTCCATGAGGTCATGGTCAGTGAAGCGGCTATCTGTTGGCACCCAGGGTTGTGCTCCCTGTTCGATATCTTCGATCAGTTGAGGCGCTAGAAGGCCTTCGTAGCGGCTAGCGTCCCTGGGATACCTAGCAGGCCAAACAAAGGGCTTGTAGGACCTCTCAGCGAGCTTTCTGTAGACGGTAAAGGTTGACTGTGGAGTGCCCAGGAACATGATGCGACTAGACTCATCAGGATGGAGAATCGACTCCGCTTCTGTTACCAGCTGTAGGAGCTTTTCACGCTGCATGTCAGTGGCTGAGTTAAGGGGAACCTCTACGTCATCAAAAATCATCAAATGGGCACGGGCTCCAGTCATCTGACCGGTGATACCCACACTTTTCACAGAGGGTGCCTGGTGAGGCTTTGCTGGCCCTACGTCGAAGGAGATCCGCGACCACCTCTGATCGTCGGATTTTGGCCCTAGATGCGATAGCCAGGAAATATCGAGAATAAGCTTCTGACAGAAGATCGAGAAGTTGTCGGCTCGTTCCTTCGAGGCCGAGATCACCATCACCTTCCGATCCTGGTCGTTGTAGAGAGTCCATAGGACAAAGGCAGCAGTGATCCAGCTCTTACCGACACCTCGGAAGGCTGAGATCTGGAGACGCTTGGGTCCGTGCTGTAGATACTCAGCAATGCAGAGCTGAGCACGGGTTGGTTTGGGGAGACCTAGCTCCCTCCACACCAGAGTGAGGAAGAACTGAAAGTCTTCCCTTATCCGGCGGTCTAGGTCTTGAACATTCATCTAAACGGAACCTTTGCGCCAGTGGGCAGGATCCGCTCCCAGATGGGAGATGGACGAATGTCTAAGCTACCCGGTTGTTCAATTATTCCAGATTCTCTACCGGGAGTCATCAACGGAATCTGGAAGAGGTTTTTTTTTCAGGCTCAGGCGACGGAGTTGGGGGATTGTTGTAAAGTTGAAATACCTGCCGAGCAGCGTTCTGACGCCGTTCAAGGTGAGGCTCAGAAGGTCGAAAATACCCCCTCTTTTCAGCTAAAGAACCTGTGTAATAATCAGCAAAGAATTCAGGAGAACCTTTGGCAGGGGCTCTCTCAAAGATTCGTGTCCAACCGCTAAGGCTCTCCCCAGGCTTGAGGTCGTGCTTGCCCACGTACTCCTGTACGAAGTACTTAAGCTGCCATTGAATTGAGTTGGGATCTTCGCCAGCCTTTAATGCAGCAGCACGTGCTCTGTCGTAAGCTTTGCGGCGTTTGTCTGTGTACTGAGACATTCCCCTACCTTCGCCAGCTCCCTGCTCAACGACGTCTAAGCCTTTAAGGTCTGGTTTGCCAGTCTCACCGATCCAAGAGCCAATTAGGCCGGCTGCTTGCTCGGAATTAAATTTGGGAAGTACGCCGCCACTGTCTTTCTGTGCCTGACCACTAGTCAGATAGTTCCAAGCAGTTTCAAGCTCACGTGATCTTTTAACAGCAAAGAAATTTTTAGGTGCCATAGGATAAATATAAAAAGAGCCCTCTAGAAGCCCCGTGGAGAGGCCTCTAGAAGGCGGAAGGATGGGAGACACCAGGAAGGCAATCAGGAGGGCTTGTAGGGCCTTCCTGATGCCTCTAAAAGGCACTACGCCTTTACGCTGGTGGCCAAACCAGTTCTTGTAGCAGTCACCACATTGGCGCGAGCGGCGCAAGCACTAAGCACGTCAATAGCATCTTCAATGCGATTGGAAGTAGTCAGAGCTGCCAATGCAGTCACAGCAGTGGCATCCAGTGTGGTCTTAGCTTCGGCTAAAGCCTTGCAAGTAGAAAGCAAAGAGGCCGGTTTAACGCTAGCCGTAAAAACTTGAGCAGTCATTTTTAAGCAGTTTGATAGTACAGAAATTCTTGAACCGGCATTGATCCCTTGGCCTGGTTACAGAGACGACAGGCAGTGACACAATTCACGGCATTTGTCTCACCCCCCTTACTGCGGGGTCGGACATGATCGATAGTTAAGTCTTTGGTTGAACCGCAATAAACGCAGCGATTGTTGTCCCTAAGCTTGATTTTGTCCCTCCACATTCGTTTGGCATCAGAGCTGCGAAATGTAAGTAGGTCATGCATGAGGCTTCGGGGGCTGTCCATCGGTGGCTCATTACTTCAAAGTTGTTTTACCGTTCTTGCCATTACGAGCGCGATTACGGCGGGAAGATTCCAATATCATCCGCCCACTCTTTGTATGGCTCAAATCCTTTCCGCCCTTTCCGGCAATGCCACGGCGGCGACGCTCCGTCCAACGTTCCTCCGACTTCTGCTTGACGTCGGATTTCTTGTTGTATTTACGCTGATATGCGTTCTTCTTAGCCCGCAGCTTCGGGTTCTTTTTATATGGGTTGTATGGCATTAAATGTGCTCCTGTACATCCTCAAATGTCAGCTCCGGAATCAGACCAGCAAGACTTGCAAGAGGTGAACCTTCGACTGCAACACCAGTGATATCGTTGGCCTTAAGCCAGTCACAGGCAGCTCGAAGATCCGCTGTAGACGCCTCACCAGATTTGATCCTGCTAATCAGTTCCTTTGTTAGGAGCGAATGGAGCTCGTCGAATGCATCTTCACCTGCTCGCTTAGTCATTGTGACTCCTAGCGTTGCCTAAAAACAATCTGATCAAGCTTATTCTCAATCCGAATCATGTGATCTTCCATCTTGGCCAGAGAAGTAGATAGCTCTTCCTTTGGGACGTAGCGTTCAGCAATGCGGAGCTCAACACGGTCCATGCGCTTATCGACTTCCATAATCCGACAATTTAATCGTGTATTGATGGCTATGAGGCCTGTTACTGCAGCTACGGCAGCAGAGATAATTGCTTCAATCATTTGTTCTAAATGTCATAAACCATCCAGAACCATCACCTTCTACGGCCCAACGGCGCATCCAATTAGTCCAGGTGTACTTAACTCCCTTTCCACCCGAACCAACTGATACATAGCCCCCAGCTACGTTGTCCATTTCCCCATACGGGTCATGAAAAATGCCATGTTTGCCATCATCACCAATTAGCAGCATCCAGTGACCACCACCCTGTGGTTGGGACACAAGCCCCTTGTGGAGCACTCCAGTAGCAACTGGATAGCCAGCTTTTAATTCAGACAGCAATAGTGAGCGAGTACCATTCGTGTGGAAAGATGCGAACACTCCATAGTCATTGCAGGCTCGCAGATGCGAGGTGTACTGGGTTGTGTCCCCGTATTTCAATACAGTCTCTAAGTAATCATCATCAGCATTACTGCCGCTAAGTGCAGTAGGCCATAGATACTTGATGGCCATAGCACACGTGGAGCTAAAGCACATCCGATCTCCGTGCCTAGTAGCACTGTCAGTCTGCGAGTAATACTGCTTAACGGGAAGCAGTACCATTTCTCAACCCCTGAAGATGTTCTTCACTTGTTGAATTTTGTCGTCTTCCTTACGGACCACCTTCAGGTAGGACACCAGGGAGAGCAGCACTTGAACAATGCTGTTATCCTTTAGCTTACTAGCGCCAATAACTTCAGAGCCCAGAAACAGGGCGAAGAATACCAAGGCCTCATAAGAAACCTTCAGACCGAATAGAGTAATCATGATTGTTTGGATTAAAAGAATAAAAATCAGTAGCGAAACAAAGACGCTCTTCGGATGTGTTGTTTGGAAGAGTGCTGTGTACTATGTGCCCCGGATGCACAACCATCATTCCGGGATATGGGCTAATCCGTTTGAAAACATTACCGCTAGAACCTGTCTGGGGGTCTTCATAGTTGCACCACATGGACCCAGCGGCCGGGTCTTGAATTAGCAAGTCTCCAGAGCCTGGGGGGACTTTTAAGTAGAAAACTGCAACTAGCAAGTCCCATGGGTGGGTGTGCGGAATGACTGCATGGTTGCCACGCTGGGATTGAAGCCAGCCACGATTAACAGTTAAAGATTCCTGTCGTCCAACAGCAGCCATGACCTCATTGGCTCTATCCTGAAATTTAGTAGCCAACGCCTTAAATCCAGGTGTAGTAACAAGCCGCCAAACGTTGTCAGTCGGTATATGTGAAGTATATGAGTTCCACTCCTCTAGACATTGATCCAGAAGCTCTGAGTGATCAAAGATCCCCACGGGTGTCGCAAATAAAAGATTGATCATGCGGGAATTTGATCGACAGGGCGAAGGCCAAATGGGTCTTGACGCTCAGGCCTAATATCACCAACTATATTGATAAGAATCCAACCTGAAACGAGATATAATGCCTCAGCAAAACACGCAACATGGTCAAAATAAGAATTGTTGCAGCTCACTTCAAACAACTCACCCTGTAAGAACATGCAAGAACCCATACAAGCTTGAAGCACTGGGCAGCCAGCACACTCATCTCTATGTTTCCAATGAGTAGCTGTGTCAAGCTTGACATTCTCCATATCTAGCATGTGTCCAATCTTGTGGCTTTGTCCGTTACCTGAAATAGCAACCTCTGAGGTGTTTTGACAAGTCAGGACATTACCTCGGAGGTCAACAGCAATTTGATCTTCTCTGTCCATGCTGCATTTCTGACCAAGCACAAGCGCAGAGCGAAGCTTTTTCCAGGAAAGAAGCCACGATTCTAGGCGGGATCTAATAATATCAAAGTTGCGGAGGATATCACTATTGTGCATCTCAGCAAACGCCTGATTGGCAAAAGTTTGATATTCATCAGGCCTAAGCGACATACTCTTACCACCCTCATCATAAGCGTCAACCATCCCACCCTCACCAAGCTTGACATCTGGATTACCCGTCAATTCACGAAAGAAGTTTGCAGTTGCAACACGAGAGGTGTTAAGGCGATTGAGCATTGGATTAAAAGACATCCTCCCTTCCTTGCCCATTTTTTCGTAAAGATACAACCACACTTCTTTCTTTTTAGGAAGCGTAAGCGGATCAGGACCGCGAACAGCTTGTCCTGGTCCATCGTGGGAAACAGCCATACCAAATCCAAGGTCATAAAGCCAATCAACCCATTCCTTAGTGAGAAGTGAGCCATTGGTGATGACTGACATTTGAATGTTTGGATAAGCTGCACGAATGCACTCAGCCAATGGCTTGAATGTCTTTGCGTAGAGTAGCGGTTCCCCACCCCAAAATTCAATCTTTCGACCAAGACCTCCAGCAGGCGGCTTAAACCAAGAGGTGAGACTCTTCATAAATTCGTCTACCAACTCCGCAGACGTTTCATCTGCATGTGGAACAAATCGCTGAGAGCAATACTCACAAGAGTAGTTGCAGCTCAATCCCATCTGAATCTTAATTCTATTAGGCATACTGCTCTTACCCAGCGGGGCTTCCTTGGAGACAGCAGCAACTGACCCATTAAATTGGCTGGGTTCTACATCAACAACAAACTCACCCTGCTCATTACGAAGCTCGCTGGTCTGATTGTTGTAGAAGAGCTTATGCTCCTGCTTGGTGATGGGATCTTGAAGGTGAAGGGTAAAAATGGACATTACAGTAGTTTAAGGCACATTAGGTAAGTGAAATAATTGCTTCAGCATCGCCTGACCAGAACTTGTAGCCGGCTTTTACTTTGATCGTATCGCCAGGCTCAAGACCCTCTGTATTTAGCAGGACATTAGCCCCTGTATTTAGGCGGGAACGATTAAGAATACCGGCTGTAGATTCTAGATAAATATCTGTCCCAGGTACTGGCTGCGTGATAGAAAGAGTTATAGGTTCTCCAGCTATAGAAGTCTGTGGGGCTAGGATTTGAATATGATCTACAGCAGGCAATTTATCCTGCATACTTATAACTCCATCAAGTTTTATATTGTCAAATTTAACGAAACCGTCATCCCAGAGATAAACAGTCACATCATTAGGTGTACAATTTTTTGATGGAGTGAATATAAGAGCAATTCGCAAGCAAGAATTATTGCGAAATCTTAGTGGATTTATTTTTGTGTCATAGGTCTCTATAATGGTTTGCGTAATTGTAAAATCCAGTTCGTATTGATGGAGTGAGCTAATCAGAACAAATCCATGGTCTTGAGCTTGAGATAAGATGTCGCTCCAACCAAACTTGTAATGTTTGATTGTATTAAAAACAGGCCCTAATTCATTACTAATATAAAATGGCAAATCTAACTGAATGCCGTCGTCATTGACTGCGATAACCGCATTCTCAAGCCTGCTATTCCCTCTGAGATAAATAGCTTTATTATCAATAGTAAAAATTTTCATTTTATAATTTATCAATAACAATTACAATTCCACCTGGTCCTACAATTGTAATAGGTGTGACTGATTTGACCTCCGTTATCTACAAACCTCATCCCGCCGCAGTTATGGCAATTATAGTCACAATCACCATGGCAATTGCAATTATTATTAAAACCAACGTAATCAGGGATATTTAAGGTATTAAAGAAATGACTGTTGTAGTCAGCAGTACCAATACCAGTGACGTGACCATTGCTAAAGGTCATGCTATTAACAACACTACCAGTTCCTACGCTGACATTACCCTGCGTGGACACAGTGGCGTGACTGAGGGTGATGTTACCACTCAATGCACCACCACCAGAGAGCTGTGAACCAACACTGACGGTGCGTGCAGTTGGCACAGAGGCGTTTTGAGCATTAGTTTGCGCCGTATTTGCAGCAGCAGTTACGAAGGCCGTAGTGGCGAGCTGTGTGGTGTTTGTTCCAGCAGCTGCAGTTGGTGCAGTTGGGGTGCCACCAAAAGCCGGTGAGGTAGCAAAAACAAGAGGGCCAGTGCCAGTCTCATCAGAGATCGCTGAGGCCAGGTTTGCCGAGGTGTCCGACAGGCCGTAGCCAGCAAAGGTAGTCGGGTTGCTTGCACCAGTTACACGACCTTTGGCGTCAACAGTGACGCTGCGGAATGTACCAGCAGTTACCCCAGAGTCAGAGAGCTTAGAGGTGGTGACGTTACCATCAGCAATCTTGGCTGTGGTAACATTACTATCAGCAATCTTGGCTGTGGTAACATTACTATCAGCAATCTTGGCTGTGGTAACATTACTATCAGCAATCTTGGCTGTGGTAACATTACTATCAGCAATCTTGGCTGTGGTGACGTTACCGTCGCTGATCTTGGCAGTCGTAACTGCATTACTAGCCAGATCGCTCGTGGCAATGGTCTCATTAGCAATCATTGTGCTGGTCACAGTGCCCGTGTCGGACGTAGTGACAATGCCAGCTGGCAGTGGAGCCGTACTCGCAGCCGTAACTTGACCCTGTGCGTTAATTGAGAGGACTGGAACAGCCGTAGATGCACCATAGTTGCCAGCTGTCACGCCAGTAGTTGCCAGCTTTGCGGAAGCAATAGCTGCAGAGGCGTTAATATCAGCGTTAACAATGGTCCCATCTGCCAGGTGGGACGAAGTTACAGACCCTACAGGTAGGTTGCTTAGATCCTGACGGAGCAGCGGGTGACCACCAGCCGTGGTACCATTGTGTACAACAACAGTATCTTTGGTGATATCAATAGTAATCTCACCCTCAGCACCAGTAAAAGTGTTATGTTGCGTCGTAGTTCCGCGACGCAGTTTAAGAAGTTTAGCCATTTCTACTAAATAGTTCCGAAGTCAATAGTGAGATCAGCACCATCGATGGTGGCGACATTATTGATGTTTTTATTGTTGGCGTTTAAGTGGCCGCCTAAGGTTGGCGTAGTGTCAGATTGGATCTGAGAGATACCAGCACTAATGGATGCAAAGATGCTTCCATTAAAATACTTTAATATGCTATTTACAGTGTCATACCACAACCTGCCAGCCGTCGGAGATGCAGGCTGAGTAGCACTGATGGTGTACTCTGCTGCATACCGGTTTACATTATTAATAGATCCACCAACATAATTAACATTTGCAATCGAACCGGCAACTGCGTTGATATTAGTCGCATTAGCAACAACGCTATTTATGTTCGATTGATTGGCAACTGCACTGTTAATGTTAGCTCTATTGTCATAGACTGAATTTACATTTGCAATCGAACCGGCAACTGCGTTGATGTTAGCTCTATTGTCATAGACTGAATTTACATTTGCAATCGAACCGGCAACTGCGTTGATATTAGTCGCATTAGCAACAACGCTATTTATGTTCG